CCGAAGCACAATAGCAATGTTGATCAAAAGATCAACAAGACTGTCTTAAACAGTCTTTATCTGTTGTCTCGCGCCTTTTCTCGACTAAGGTTGGTCGAGAAGCAAAACTGCAAGTTGACACGCAGCACACCCACACCGGTTGAAACGGTGAAGATGTGTCGCATGTCACTCAATGAGTCTAAGGATCTCCAGCGAATGCTGGTAAGCCTAGACTCTAATTGCAAGTTTTGCGCGTTTGGAGAGAAGAACGGTGAATACACTATCACTTCGTATCTTCTCGGGAAAGAATGGCTTGCATCAGCTTGCATGGTTTCTATAGGTTTTATAGAGACTTTAGCCGATTATGACTGTGGCTTTTTTGAAAAGCACAGTTATTCTACAATTCTTTCTTGCGTGTCCAGCTTATTAGCTGTCAATACCTACGATGAATATATTGATTTAGTCAAGTATTCAACTACGTGGATGCACGCTAGGAGTTTAAAACAGGTACTCCCACAACCGCCGTCTGAGGACGGCGGGGTACCGCTCCTTTTTAAGGGTTCTATACGTCGCATGTTGAGAAATCGCATGTTGTCTACGAGTGACAGAACCCAACACCTCTTTTGGTCAATAGCACAGCTGAAACGCTGTGCGGAGGTGGTTCCCGACTCATTTATAATGAAATCTTTGAAGAAGCATAGATCCACTATGGAACGAGTCGCGGAGCCAATATCCCCTTACTTCTTGCAATCAATGTCAGATAAATTCGACAATATTGTAAGAACAATGAAGTTTGGGAAGGTAGATACTGTTCATGAGTACTCTACGGCTGCCTGTTGGGAAGCTACCACTGTTTTTGGTGGTGCTAAGTCAGAGTTGTTATACAACAACGTAAAGAACGGCTATACAACAAATGATGAGTTGTTAGCCATGGATTATCACCCGCGTAAAGGTCTTATGACAAGACGCGGTTTTGCTAATCCTACCATCGATGATATGCTCGATTCCTATAAGGACGAAATATGTCAAGCGAAGGTGTACCCTATATGTGAACCGTTGAAGATTCGTAATATTACGAAGTCTAATGCTGGTTTATATTCTATTGCTAAGGGTATGCAGCTTGACATGCATTCATCTTTGAAGAACACGTTTCAGTTTTGTTTAACTGGGCGTCCTTGTGAGGTATCTGACATTGAGGAGCTTTGTCGACGTAGTCCTGCTGGTATTTTTGCCAGTGGTGACTTCTCGGCTGCTACTGATAATGTCAAGATTCAGCTCACAAAGCTCTTCTTTGAGCGTGTTCTCCATTACCTCGCTCACCGCAAGGTTTTTGATGGCCGCCTCCTCAGGTACTTGAGGCGGGTTCTTTATGAACATCGTATACACTATCCCACAGGTTACGGTGAAGACCTCCCCGAGGTTGTTCAACAAAATGGACAACTCATGGGTTCTGTTCTTTCATTCATGGTGTTGTGTGCTATAAATTTAGCCACATATTGGCACTCGGTTGAACCGAATGTCACAGATTTCCGAGATCTTAACGTTCTTATTAACGGCGATGATATCTTATTTCGCACGTCACAAGATAGTTATGACCATTGGTTATCTCAACTCCCTGAAGCTGGCTTGACTCCGTCGCCAGGAAAGAACTTTTTCCATGAAAAATTTTGTACTGTTAATAGTGCATTATTCTCGGTTCGAGGTGATACCGTAAAGTATATTCCCTTCTTTAATGCCGGGATGTTACTTGGTCAAAGTAAGGTTTGTCGAACTGAGTTTGGTGATAAATATAAATCCAAGCCGGTCCATTGCTTACATCAAAAGGTATTACACGGTGCTTTTAATCCGACTCGAGCTGACAAGCGTTTTTGTTATTATAACAAAGATTTGCTTGTCAAGGCTGTTGGAAGAGAATGTCGTGACAGATTTTTAGATTGTCATGAATATATTTCTTCTGTACCCGTTACAACTGATAACATCAGTCCTGACGGTGAGTATTATATTAATAAGCCTGTGGTAAGAGGCAGGGATTCTCTCCCTCGTTCATCAAAACATAATGTTGTTGGTGAGGAGAGAATCGTTGCCTTTTCGACGAAATATGGTTACAGCTTAAACTACTATCTCCCTCGAGAGCTTGGCGGTTTAGGTATGAATGTTCCTAATATGTCTTATATCGGCTCGAAACGAGCCGCTTTAATGACGTCAGTCGAAAAGGTTTCAATGACCCCTTACTGTATAGTTACACCTGTACAACTCGCTATTGCGAAAAACCTTTATAAGAAATGGACGACTCCTTATATAAAACCTCCTATGAAACCGATAGGTCGGGAGATTGACTTGGATCGAGAGGATAACTCTTTCCAAGACTTTTCGGACAACGATTATAAAATACTCGTCCCTGATAAGATGATGCCTATGCCATCTTATTGTCGTGAAAAGATTAGTCAATCTCGTCCCTGTAACTGGTCTGCACCAGCTATGGATTCCCCTGAATATGAGCGTCTCCAGTATGAGATGAAAGGTGTGTCGTTACCAAAACGGTATCGACAAACCCCAGTTTCTGACTGGTATAAGCTCGATCAGGATCTTCCATACATAGATTTTTTGAATCTATCTTTTACAGAGTACCGATATATCGGTGACCAATCCTGCCATCGTCAATACGATATGGAGCAGGAAAAAGAGATTATGGAGCACTGGTACAACATTTGTTAGTACTAGTTGTTTTCTTTCGAATGTTCGATTCGATCCAGGCCCAACTCATGGCCTTAAACCGAGTTTCTTTGAAGTTATTTTCGAAGGGATTATTCATACTCCAGCTCATGAGTATAAACCGAGCTAGTATTGTAAAATAGGGGCGTTTGCGGTAGCACCGGTCACGTCTAGTCAAGAGATTGATTATTTTACAACTACCTGGGGTCTCAATGTTAACTACCCAAAATGGTTACTTTTTAAGTTATAAAAATTTCCATGCTAAATTCGCAGATAATGTCTAAGACGGCCAACTTTTGTTGGGAGTCGTTGACATGTTAATCTTACGATAAATGCCAACAGACTGCACGGGTAGCAGTTTACAGATTTAGGAAGTTAATCTAATTATCAACGCTTTGTCATAGCACCCACGTGGTGTAACATCTAATTCCCTTGAGGTCTTGCCCTATGATTTTAAAAGCTATAAAACCGAGTTTCTCGGTAGATTATCATTCCCCTATTTTCTGTCATTGAGATGAACAGTCGGTAGTACATAATACTATGGATCCCATACTTTATTATGAATCGAACAAATCGAAATGGTTACCCGGCACCAAAAAGCCAGGCGTATCAACAGTCACGAAAGACTGTTAACCAATCAAAAAGAAAGAATAAGAACCCACAGAACCAACAGAGGCCCCTCTCAGTTGTTACGAGATCCGGGAATACACTTACCGTTCAACGTCCGCTTACGCTCAAAACGTCGACGTCGGCCGCTACGACACGTCGTGGCCAGATCATCGAAGAGGATGAGTATATTGCAGACATTGTCGGATCAACTGCGTTTGCTACAACAGCTTACCCGGTTAATCCTGGTCAGTCCAATACTTTTCCTTGGGCGAATAAGATTGCTTCTCTCTACGAGAAGTACGACTTCGAACGACTTGAATTCTATTATCGTCGAGAAGTGTCAGAATTCGCGACCAATGGTCAGGCCGGAAAAGTTATGTTGTCGTTTGATTACGACTGTACTGACAATCCTCCGACATCAAAAGTTCAGGTTCTCGATACTGACCCTCATGTTGATGGGATGCCTTGTACTGAAGAAATCAGATTACGTATTAACTGTGACGAAGCTCGTAAGCAGCCTTCTAAGTTTGTACGTCTTTTCCAAGGTACAACTAGTTCTATCCCATTTGGAACTGACCCTAAGACTTACGATATCGGGACGCTTTATGTCTCTACATTTGGATGCACGAATACTACGGTGGTTGGCGAACTTCATGTGCGCTACCGCTGTGTATTACGTGTACCAGTATTAGAGACTCCTCTTGCCTCTTACGGATCTATTTTTGAGATTACTTCAAACCTTTCCGGTGAAGTATATCCAACCTCAACTGCGTACTACGCTCAATTTCAAGCGCAGTATAACCCCGTTATTATAAATAATAACCTTGGTGTTACTATCGGACCTTTAGGGTCGATTACTTTACCATCTGGGGTGTTTATGATCCGTACCGCGACCCGTTTATCAAATTCTTCTACTGATATAACGGGTAGTGGTGCAGCTTTAGAGATAGCACGTAGTGCTTCAACCGGATCTGGTTTAGTATCTGGTTACACTATGGCAACGGATACTACTGTCTCACCGATTACCGGGTTCTTTATGTCTCGATCGAACCCTGCTGTGGAGGTTATATGGGATACTGACCTCGATGGTGTGACCTTAGGTATTCAACTTAAGGCTACATTTTCTACAGGTAGTGTCCTATCTCATTCTTATCTTAAGATTATTAAGATTGGTTAACAGTCTATTATGACTGTTCCTACAGACTCCTATGTCAAGCTCTTGACTTTAACTGAGCCCTTACGAAAGGTTATGTCTCCTCCAGAAACATTCTTACCTTTCTAACGATGAAATATACATCGTTGCTGGTACCACATTATTCGTGCCTTACGTCGTCGACCTATCTCCGCTTTTTAAGCTAAAAGATTCTGGTTATCCTGACATAAAACGTATGAGTGCTCTTTGAGCAAATCATTAAAATGTGAACCTACTGCACGTGGCTGGACGCCAAATGTATTTAATCTACCGCAATAACCCGCTGAATATGGTTATTGTCGTAGAAGTTACTGCCTCAGAATTCTGAGAATAGTGGTAACTACTTTCGTTGAAAGAAATGTAGTTTTTGTGCGGAGAAGACACGAGACTAAAATAGACTGATATCCTCCGGGGTATTGGTGCAATACAGG